GTGGCGAAATGGATGGGGGGGGCTATGGCGGGTAGATTGCCAAAGCCATCGGCGCAGAAGCGCCTTGAAGGCACGGATCGTGCCGACAGGCGCAACGGGAAAGAGCCTGAGCCAGATCTGCTGCTGGAGCTCAAGCCGCCAGCGCATCTTGCGGCGGATTCTGCAGTCGTGTGGACGCAGGTTGCGCCGATGCTCCAGCGCGTTCGCGTCCTGACCGTAGCCGACGTGATTGCGCTCGAAATGCTGTGCGATGCGGTTGCCGACTATCGCCGTGCGCGCTTGGAGCGCGGAGACAAATTCGTAGTTATTACGTCCAAGGGCGGGGAAATGCTCAATCAGCTCCATGTCGCCATGGCGATGAGCAGCAAACGCGCCGAGGCTTTCATGGCCCGCTTCGGCATGGACCCGGTGAGCCGCTCGCGCGTGATGATTGACCCGCAGGGCGACCTCTTCGGGAAACCGCCGGCCGCTGCCGGAACCGGGCGCTTCTTCGCGCATTGATGTGAGCATAGAAGTAACCGAGCCGCCGGCTACCATGCGGCGGCCAAGCCGCGTCCGCAAGGCTCCGCCGCCCGCTGATCGCGCCACCGCCTGGGCGGAACAGGTCGTTGCTGGCGCCGTCACCGCCGGACCGCACGTCCGCGCGGCCGTGGCTCGCCATTTGCAGGATCTGCAAAGCGCGGCTGCTCGCGGCTTCATGTGGGACGTGGCCCGAGGCAATCATGCGATCGCTTTTTTTGAGGAAGTGCTGCACCTGAATGGCGGCGACTATGAAGGCCGGCCGTTCAAATTGCTCGGATGGGAAGCCTTTGTCATCGGCTGCATTTATGGCTGGGTTCGCATGGACGACAACACCCGGCGTTTCCGCGTTGCCTACGTCGAAACCGGCAAAGGCAGCGGGAAAAGCCCGTTGGCGGCTGGCGTTGGCCTGCACGGCCTCAGCGCGGATGGTGAAGCGCGCGCTGAAATCTACGCCGCGGCCACCAAGCGTGACCAAGCGATGATCCTCTTTCGTGATGCCGTGGCGATGTATCAGCAGAGCCCCGAGTTGCTGCGCCGCCTCAGCCCCTCTGGAATCGGTGAGCGCACCTGGAACCTTTCTTATCCGGCGACCGGCAGCTTCTTTCGCCCCATATCCGCCGACCAAGGCCAGAGCGGCCCGCGCCCGCATATCGCCCTTGTCGATGAGCTGCACGAGCATCCCACCAACCACGTCATCGAGATGCTACGCGCCGGTTTCAAGAGCCGCCGCCAGCCGTTGTTGTTCATCATCACGAATAGTGGGCATGACCGCACCAGTCCGTGCGGCCAATATCACGAATACGCGTGCGACATCGCCGCCGGCACCTTGAAGGACGATGCGTTCTTTTCATTCGTCTGCGGCCTTGATCCTGGCGAAGACCCGATCGCCGATGAGCGCTGCTGGCCCAAGGCAAACCCAAGCCTGCAAGAGGCCGACCTGCCCGGCCTGTCCTACCTGCGCCAACAAGTCGTCGAAGCGCGCGGCCTGCCCAGCAAGCAAGCCATCGTCAGGCGCCTGAATTTCTGCGAATGGACGCAAGCCCATAGCCCGTGGCTCAGCCCGGAAATCTGGTTGCCGGCATCGCGCGAATACACCGTCGAAGACCTGCGCGGCCGGCGCGCCTACGCCGGCCTGGACCTTTCCAGCACCACCGACCTCACCGCGCTCACCATCGTCGTCGAGCCGGTGTCCGACGGCGAGCCCTGGAAGCTGCTTGCCTGGGCTTGGCTCCCCGAAGACGGCCTGGCCGAGCGCGAGCGCCAGGACAAAGTGCCCTACACCCAATGGCAGCGCGATGGATACCTGCTGACCACGCCAGGCCGCGCCATCAGCCGCCTGCATGTGCTGCGCCAACTCCAAGCCATCACGGCTCATTTCGATATCGTCAGCCTGGCCTATGACCGTTGGCGCATCGAAGACCTGCGCGCGCTGGCCGATGACCAAGAAATAGAGCTGCCAGAGCTCGCCGAATTCGGCCAGGGATACCGCGACATGACCGGCGCCATCGAAGTCTTCGAAGCCGACCTGCTGGACGGCCGCCTCGTGCACAACGGCCACCCGATCCTCACCTGGTGCGCGGCCAATGCCGTGATCGTCGAAGACGACGCCGGCAACCGCAAGCTCAGCAAGGCCAAGGCTACGGGCCGAATCGACGTGCTGCTGGCGGGGATCATGGCCGTGGGTCGCGCCAAGGCCATGCAGCAAGTGCAGGTCGTGCCAGAAATCATCGTCCTGGAGCTCGCAGGATGAGCGCTGCTGTTTTCAATCTGACTTCTCGCAAATACGAATCGGCTGCGCTTGCACGGTTCATTGCCTCGCGCGATGGCGCATCGGAACGCATTGCCTCAGCGCCAGCCATCGCAGCCATCGGGGAAAACAGCAGCCAGCGCAATCTCACGATCGACGAGCTGGCCAACATTCTCGGGGCCGCAGGCGCCAACTCGGCGGCCGGCATCCCCGTGAATGCCGAGACCGCCATGCGCGTGTCCACGGTGTATGGATGCGTCGCACTCATCGCCGGCGCCATCTCCACGCTTCCGTTCAACATCTACGAACGCGAAGGCCAGCAGCGCAAGCAGGTCGATCATGATTACTGGTGGATGCTCAACGAGCAGCCCAACCAAGACATGACGGCCGCCGCCGCTTGGGAAATCCTGCTGACGGGGAAGCTCTTCTATGGCGACGGTTTTGCCGAGCTGCTGCGCCCAAGCCGTAGCAGCGCGCGCGTCATTGGCTGGCGCCCACATCATCCCCTGCAAGTCCAACCGCTGCGCGACGAGCGCGGCATATGGTACTGGCGCATTCAGCCTGCGCGCGGCGAAGCGTACACGCTCGATTGGGCCGATGTCATCCAGTTACCCAGCCTCGGCTTTGACCCCGACTGCATGCTCAGCCCGAGCCCCATAACCTATGCGGCGCGCGAATCAGTCGGCACCGCCATTGCGGCCGAACGCTATCACGGCCAGTTCTTCAACGGCGGCGCCACGTTCGACTACGCTCTCAAGACGCCGAACACTCTTGACAAAGTGCAGCGCGACAACCTGCTCGCATCCCTGCTTGCGCGTCGCGGCGGTGCCAACCGCAGCCCACTCATCCTGACCGGCGGCCTTGAACCTGCGCAGCTCAGCGTCAACCCGAAGGACGCTGAAATTCTGGCAACGCGCCTGTTCACTGTCGAAGAAATTTGCCGCATTTTCGGCGTGCCGCCGCACATGGTTGGCCACACCGAGAAAAATAGTAGCTGGGGTACCGGCATGGAGGCGCAGGGCAGCAACTTTGTGCGGTACACGCTGCTGCGCCATCTTGTGCCGCTTGCGCAGGAATTCAATCGAAAGCTCTGGCCCAGCCGCCAGCGCTTTTTCGTCGAGCACGACACCACGGCTCTTGTTCGAGGCGACATCAAAACCCGCTTCGATGCTTACCGCGTGGCCATGGGCCGCGCTGGCGAGATGCCCTGGATGGAAGCCGACGAAGTACGCCGCTTAGAAAACCTCCCGCCGAACCCCAATCTCAAACCGAACGGAGGCACCAGTGCCCAACCGACTGATCCAACTGCTGGCCAGTAACCGACAGGCGCCGCGCCGCTTCGAAGCGCGCATGCTGCCGGCGGCTGCGGCCGATGCGCCGGCCGAGGCCGAAATCCTGCTGTATGACGTGATCGTCGATAGCGAGCTCGAAGCCGAGTGGTGGGGCGGCGTGGCCCCCGAGCCATTTGTGAAAGCGCTGCGCGGCATCACAGCCGACGTGATTCACTTGCGCATCAACAGCCCCGGCGGCAGCGTGTTTGCCGCCCGCGCGATGGAAACCGCGTTGCGCGAGCACAAGGCCAAAGTCGTTGTGCATATCGACGCGCTGGCTGCCAGCGCCGCGTCGTTCCTGGCCATGGCCGGCGAAGAAATCATCATGAGCAAGGGCGCCATGATGATGATTCACAAAGCCTGGACTCTGGCCTGGGGCAACGCCGACGAACTCAAGAAGTCCGCTGACCTGCTTGACAAGATCGACGGCACCCTCGTCACCACCTATGCCGACCGTACCGGCCAGACGTCCGAAGACGTGCTGGCAATGATGACGGCCGAAACGTGGTTCACGGCACAGGAAGCCATCGACGCCGGCCTCGCTGACAGCATTGCGGCGGAGCCCGCCAAAGCCTCGGCGCAATGGAACCTCACCGCCTATGCCCACGCACCGGCACAAACGCCTGCATCGGCCCCCGAACAATCGCACGCAAGCGCTGACCACCGCGCCCGTAGCGAACAGCGCATGCGCGTCGCGCGCGTGCTGCAACCCATCGTGTAGCGCACTCGCGCCAACGAGCCCCAGCCCGCCGCAAGCGGGCTTTTTTTGACCATCCCGAAAGGAACCTGCACCATGAGCAAACTCGCTCAACTGCGCGAGCTCCGCAACACCAAGGCCAAAGAGGCCCAGGAACTCAACGCCAAGTACCCCGCCGACCAGCGCATGCCAGATGCCGAAGCCAAGAAGCTCGACGAGCACTTGGCTGTCATTGAGCGCATCGACGAAGACATCACCCGCGAAGGCCGTCTGGCCAAACTCGCCGCGGAGCAGACCGATACCCTGCTTGACCGCGTGCGCAACGACGCCACCAAAGAGCCCGGCAAGCACAGCGAGATCGCCAAGGCATTGCGGGCCTACCTGGGCGGCGGCATGGCAAACCTGAACGACGCCCAGCGCGCCGAGATGAACGCCCGCGTCAACCCGGATATCCGGGCCGCGATGAGCACCACCACCACCACGGAAGGCGGCTATACCGTCGCCACCGAGTACATGCGGTCGCTGGAAGAGGCCATGAAGGCCTACGGCGGCATGTTGGAAGTGTCCACGCTGATTCAGACGGCCAGCGGCGCCGACATGAACTTCCCCACCGCCGACGCCACGGCCGAAGTAGGCGAAATCGTGGGCCAGAACGTAGCGGTTGCTGGCCTCGACACTGCATTCGGCAACACCTCGCTCAGCGTGTACAAGTACAGCTCCAAGAAAATCGCGCTGCCGTGGGAACTGGTGCAGGATTCGTTCCTGGACATCGAGGCATACATCCAGGGCGTGCTGGCGGTGCGCCTGGGCCGCATCACCAACACCCACTTCACCACCGGCACGGGCTCCGGCCAGCCGCGCGGCATTGTCACCGGCGCCGCCCTGGGCAAGACGGGCACCACGGGCCAGACCCTCAGTGTCATCTATGACGATCTGGTGGACCTCGAGCACAGTGTCAACCGCGCCTATCGTCGCAGTCGAGGCTTCGGCGTCATGATGGCCGACAGCTCGCTCAAGGTCGTGCGCAAGATCAAAGACAGCAACAGCCGTCCAATCTTCGTTCCCGGCTACGAGACCAACGTTCCCGGAGGTGCCCCCGACACTCTGCTTGGCCGCCCCATCACCATCAACGACGACATGGCCGCGATGGCCGCCAACGCCAAATCGATCTTGATGGGCGACTTCCGCAAGTACGTCATCCGCCGTGTGATGGACTTGACCATGTTCCGCATGACCGACAGCGCCTTCACGCTGAACGGCCAGGTGGGCTTCGTGGCTTTCCAGCGCATCGGCGGCAACCTCATCGACGCGGGCGGCGCGGTGAAGTATTACGCCAATAGCGCCACCTGAACTGCAGCGGCCTCTCAGCGAAAGCTGACCTTGCGGGCTCGGCACTCGACACGCCGAGCCCGTTCTTTTCACGCACCGAACAAGGAATCACCATCATGGCCAAACTCATCTCGGCGCTGGTGCTCTGCGATATCGTTTCGCATGGCCTGAAGGCCGGCACGATCGTCGAGGCGCAGCCCGAACTCATCAAGGCGCTTGCCGCCGATGGCGGTATCGATACCTGCAAAGAAGCCCTGATCTACGCGCGCGGCCAAGGTGCCGCCAGCGCGCGCAGCGCCATCGAACTCGCAGCCGAACAGAGAACCGCCGCGCGCGAGGCGCAGCTCGTTGCCATTGCCCAGGCCGAGCAGTTGCTCGTTGCCATTGCCCAGGCCGAGCAGTTGCTGGTCGATGCCAAGGACAAAGACGACGAGACGAAGGCTGCCCTGGCCAAAGACCTCGCAACCAAGCGTGAAGCGCTCGCAGCGCTCAGCGCCTGACACTCAACGCCCACTGCCGAGGACCACGACATGTCCAACATCGTTTTCAACATCGCCAAAGGGCGCATCGTCGAGTATTACAACCGCGTCAAGAGCAATGACCCGGCCAACTCCGCGCTGATCCTGGTGCCCATCGAGACCAGCGGCCTCGAAGCCGACGCCACCTTGATCGATGTGGACACGCTCACCGCGCTCATCGCCGGCACCACCAACGAACAGACCACGATGGGCCGCAAAACGCTCACCGACGCCGAGCTTGCCGCGCTGCCCGCGCCCGACGACACGAACGACCGTTATGACGTGTCCCTGCCCACCACCACGTGGACGGCCGCCACCGGCAACGCCATCAGCAAGATCGCGGTCTGCTACGACAGCGACACCACCAGCGGCACCGATGCCAACATCATCCCGCTCACCATGTTCGATTTCGTGCAGACCCCGAGCGGGGCCGATATCCAAATGACCACGGGCGTGTTCTTCCGGGCCTCGTGATGGACGGCGTGCTGCACCACACCCGCGGCCTACGGCATGTGCCATCGGGCCGTCTGGAGCGCTGGCTCGGCGCGCCCGCGGTCGAACGCATCAGCGGTGCCATGCGCGAATTTCCCTTCCCGGCGCCCATGTTCGATTGCCCGGGCGCCGTGTGGGCCATGCCCGGCGGCGATTTCGTCGGCCGGCTCGGCGCCGGCAGCGAAATGTCCGCCATCGACCGCGCCATGGACAAGCTGCGCCGCATGCGCGTGCAGGCCGTTGCGCGGGGCGGCAAGGTCCATCACGCGCGCCTGAACGCTTTCGTTAGTCTCGACGCGCTCGTGGCGGCCGTCACCGGCGGCAAAGCGCAATACCTCAACTTTCAGAAGACAGGCGTCGCCGCCTCAGCCATTGGCGGCAGCATGGATTTGTGGACCCGCGGCACCGTGCCCGCGGCCGGCGCGGCCGGTGGCGCTCTGCCTGGCGGCACCGCGCACACCGGCGCCAATACCGGGAGCTGGGGCTACGCCAACCCCGCCAACGCCAACACCGGCCACTACCTGGCCATCGAGTTGACGGCCTCGGTCATCAACAATTCCCTGGGCATCGTCGATCGCCTGTTTTCCGCCGCCGTCAACCCGAACAGCACGGCCACACAGGCCGTCACGGGCACCTTCTCGCGCTACCAATCCGGCACCGCCACCGCGGCCGACTACATCGGCGGCAACTTCGCTTTCCCCGCCAACCCCACCACGGTGCTGGCCGCCACCGCGCACAACTGGACGGTCTGCCAATACACCGACCAGGGCAGCAACGCCGCGCAATCCTTCGCCAGCACGGCAGGCATCAGCGCCTGCCCAGTCGGCCAGATTGATCTGGCTGTCGGCTCCAGCTCATGGTTCATGCCCTTCGCCAGCGGCGACACCGGCGTCAAGGCGCTCACCCAGGTACAAAGCTCGGCAGCGGTGGCCACTGGCACCATTGACTGGATCGTCGCCCACCTGCTCGGCCTGGTGGCCTGCCCCGTGGCCAACATGGTCTGCGTGGGCGATGCGCTTTACACCGCCATGCAGCTCACCAGCGTCTTCGACAACGCCTGCATTTCCGCCATCGAAATGCCCAAGCCGGCCACCACCGCCACCAACTACGCCGGGCGTCTGACGCTCGTGGCCGAGTAACGCGCCATGCAAAACCAGGGCTGGTTCCTCCGCGCGCAAACGCTGGTCCGCAAGCCGCGTTCGCTGCGGCTCACGCCCGAGGCCGATAGCGCCAACGCGCCGCCGTGGCTGCCGCGCCAGGCGGGATCGCCGGCTGGTGTGGCATTGGAGGCCGATACCGCACTCAACCTTGCGCGCTTGCAGATCATCGCAGCGGGTCTTGCCACAGAAGCCGCCACTTCGCTTTCTTTGTCTGGGGTGCAGGTCCGTGTTGCCGGCCAAGCCACAGAAGCGGACGCGGCACAGGCGCTTGCCGCGCTGCAAATTCGCGTCATCGGCCTAGCCAGCGAAACCGATATTGCGTTGGCCTTGGCATCTGCCGGCACACCCGTCGGCTTGGCCGCTGAAACCGATGCTGCATTTGCTCTGTCCATGGTGTTGGCGCGCACCGTCGGCGTCGCCGCAGAGACTCAGGCGGCGCAGGCCCTGGCCGGGCTGCAACTGCGCGCCGCCGGCCAGGCCAGCGAAGCAGACGCCGCGCAAGCCCTGACCGCGGTAGCGATCCGTGCCACCGGCCAGGCCAGCGAAGCAGACACCTCGCAGGCCCTGGCCGTATTGCAGCTCCGTGCCACTGGCCAAGCCAGCGAAGCCGATGCGGCGCAGGCCGTGTCCGCGCTGCAACTGCGCGCCGCCGGCCAGGCCGGTGAAGCAGACGCTGCGCAAGCCCTGGTCGCGGTAGCGATCCGCGCCACCGGCCTGGCCAGCGAAGCAGACGCCTCGCAGGCCCTGACTGCATTGCAGCTCCGTGCCACTGGCCAAGCCAGCGAAACCGATACGGCTCAGGCCGTGTCCGCGCTGCAACTTCGCGCCACCGGCCAGGCCGGTGAAGTTGACACTGCACAGGCCCTGACCGCGCGTCAGATCGCCGCCACTGGCCTGGCCAGTGAATCCGATACCGCACTGCCGCTGTCGCCGGCTCAAGGCGCTGCCGCTGGCCTGGCGCTGGAAACCGATGCGGCCCAGGCGCTGGCTGCGCGCCAGATCAAAGCCACCGGTCAGGCCGCTGAAACCGACGCGGCGCAGATCCTGCTCGGCGTTTCGTCACGCGCAACAGGGCAGGCTGTCGAGTCCGATACGGCCTTGGCGCTGGTCGGCATCCTTGGCCGGTCCGTCGGCATCGCCAGCGAAGCCGAGACGGCTCAGGCTCTAGCCGCCGTTCAGCGATCGGCCACCGGGCTGGCCGCCGAGGCCGATGCCGCCATCGGCCTGGCCGGGCGCCTGATTCGAGATGCCGGCCTGGCTGCGGAAGCCGACGTTGCGCAGGCCCTCGGCGCCATGCAGATCGCGCCGGTGCTTGCCGCCGGTGAAACCGAAGCCGCCTTCGAGCTCATCTTCAGCGGCCCTCTGCCAACTGGCCTGTCGTTGGAAATCGACATGGCTTTCGCCCTGGCGGCATTGCGCGTCAGCGGCTACCGCCAAGCCGGCAGCGTGGCGCCGAGCGCCGCCCGCTCGCCCGTGCTCGCCGTTGCCGCTCGCCAGGCCTTCAGCAGCCCCAGCCGCGCAGCGCCAACCAGTGCTACCCGCCCGCGCGCCACCAGCACCCGGCGCCGCTGAACCATGACCCTCAAACTCATCACCGCCCCCGCCAGCGAGCCCGTGAGCCTGGACGAAGCCAAGGCGCAATGCAAAGTCGAGCACAGCGCCGACGATGCGCTCTTCGCCGTCCTCATCCAGTCCGCCCGCGAAACGGCCGAGCACATCACCGGCCGCGCCTTCGTGTCGCAAACCTGGGAGCAGGTGCTCGATGCCTTCCCCGTGGCAGAAATCGAGCTGCCCAAGCCCAGGGCCATCAGCATCGTCTCGGTCAAATACCTTGATGTTGACGGCAACGAGCAAACCATCGACAGCGCCGACTACGCCCTCGACCCCGACAATTCGCCCGGCTGGCTCCTGCCCGCCGTGGGTTTCACCTGGCCGGCCACCCAGGCCGCAGCCAACACCGTGCGCGTGCGCTTCACCGCCGGCTACGGCAATGCGGCGGCCGTGCCGGCCGGCATCAAGCAATGGATGCTCCTGCAAATTGCCGCCGCCTATCGCAACCGCGAAGCCTTTGCTGCCGGCATCACCGTGGCCGAGTTGCCCAACCGCTTCGTCGATGCCCTGCTCGACCGTGAGCGCACCTACCTCTGAGCCATGCAAAACGCCGGCCGCCTCGACCAGCGCGTCATGCTCCAGCAGCGGGAAGCGCCGGCCACCATCAACGCCCAGGGCGAAGATGTTTCGCCGTGGGAAGACGTGGCCGAAGTGTGGGCCAGCGCTGACCCGCGCCGCGGCAGCGAGTATTTTGCCGCCGCGCAAATCCAGGCCGAAGGCCCGGTGCTCTTTCGCATCCGCTACCGGGCCGGCGTGCACGAGCGCATGCGCGTGCTGTGGGCTGGTGTTGCCTACGGCATTGCCGCGCCGCCCATGGATGCCTACGGCCTGCGCGAAACCCTCGACCTCTATTGCACCAGCGGGGGCCGCGATGGGCAGTGAAGTCGAGCTTCGCATCAGCGGCCTGCAAGACGCGCGTGCTGCCCTGTCCGATCTGCCGAAAAAGCTGCGCCGCACGGCCCTGCGCAACGCCCTCAAGGCGGCCGCTCGCATCATCCAGGCCGAAGCACGGCGCCGTGTGCCCGTGCTCAAACTCAGCACGCGTGCAGGCTTTTCGGCGCAGCGGCGCGGCGTGCGCAAGGTCGGCACGCTCAAGCGCGCCATCAGCGTGCGCACCAGTAAGTTCAACACCCGCCAGGGCGATGTCGGCGTCTTCGTCAACGTGCGTCCCCTCAAGAGCGGCGGCGCCAAGAATCCGAATGATCCCTACTACTGGCGCTGGCAAGAGTTCGGCTGGAACCCGGCCAGTACCGAAACGGGCGGCAAGGGTGCCGCCGGCAAGCGCAACCGCCGCGCGCTGAACAAGCGCTTCAAAGGCGCGGCAAAACGCAAACCCGGCGCCAACTTCATGCGCAGCGCCGCCAGCAAACTACCCCAGGCCCTGCAAGCCTTCGAGCAATCGCTTGGCCCGCAGGTGCAGCGCTTTCAAACCCAGGGCGCGCGCGCATGAGCGTCGAAACTACCCTGGTCACTGAGCTGCTGGCTTACGCCCCGCTGTCGGCCTTGGTCGGCACGCGCCTGGCGCCGGACAAGGTGGTGCAGGGCGCGCCGCGGCCGTACATCGTGTACGTGGTGGAGCGCGAGCCAACGCACCTGCTCGACGGCAGTGTGGCCAGCACTTTCTACCGGGTCAGCTTCCAGTGCTGGGCAGACACCCGGGCAGGATGCGAAGAGCTTGCCGACGCGCTCGAAGCCGCCTTGGCCTTGTCAACCGTCGAGGGGCCGGTGGGTGGCCTGCCCACCGAATCGCGCAACGTCATCACCGAGCATGAGCTGGACCTCGAAGGCAGCGAAATCGTCACTGAATTCTGGATCGATACCTAGCCCACCGGGCCAGGCATCCGCATTTTTCCCAACCCACCGGCCGCGCCGGTTTTTTATCGTCTTGAAAGGACGTGAACCATGAGCACCAACGTCAAAGGCCGCGGCATCCGTGTCGAAGTGGCCACCGCCTTCGCCACCGCGATCGCGGTCGATTCCGTCAGCAAAGCCACCACCGGTGTGGCCACCGAAACCGCGCACGGCCTGGCCAACAACACCGTCGGCTACTGGAGTGGTCTGGATGGCATGGTGCAACTGGAGGACCAGGCCACGCGCGTGAAGAACGTGGCCGCCAACACCTTCGAATTGCAGGGGCTGGACACCACCAACTACAGCACCTACGTCACCGGCAACTTCACCCCGGCCACCACCTTCGCCACCTTGGGTGAGGCCACCAGCTACAGCATCCCGGATGCCAACACCGAAGACCTTGACGCAACCACCCTGCTCGATGTCATCGACGTTATCGATGCCGGCAACATGGCCGCGCAGCCGCTCAGCCTGAACGTGCTGGCCAAGGAAGTGCTCAGCACGGCCATGGCCTTCGTCGAAGCCGCGGCACGCACCGGCACGAAAATCCTCGTTCGCATCACCCTGCAAGGCGGCGCCGTGCGCCTGTACTACGGCGTGCCCTCGGCGCCCGGTGAAGACGTGCAGGCCAAGCAGCTCGGCAAAGGCAGCGTGTCCGTCAAGGGCCGCGGCTTCTTGCTCAAGCTGCCGGCATAACCCATGGAGCGCTCGGCCACCATCAAAGCCATCCAGGCGCAGCGCGAATCGCGCGTCTGGCTGGACGAAGATCAAACGCTCTCGGTCACCATTCGCCGCCCGCCGGAAGGGGAGTTGTGGCAGCTTGTGCGCGGCATCGAGCTCGAGCACATTGTGCGCTACACGGTGGGTTGGTCCGGCTTCACCGAGGCCAGCGTCATCAATGGCGGCGCCGAAGATGAGCTGCTGTTTCACGCGGAACTGTTCCGCGAAGTGGTGATAGACCGGGCGGACTGGATCAGCAAGATCGCTGACGCCATCGCCGAAGCCGTCAAGGCCCACAGCGACAATAGAAAAGCCGCCTCGGGAAACTGAGCGCCCGCCTCGACCTCGGCGACGGCGGGGCCGATGAAGACGCGGGCGAAGTCGAGCCGCTCACCCCTGCCAATGCGCTGGCGATCCTGGTCTGGAACTTCCTCAGCACAGGCAGCCATGCGCTCGATTGGGGCCAGTTGGACCTGGCCTGCGCCTTCTATGGCGTGCAAGACCGCGAAGCCCTGGTCGAAGCCCTGCTCACCATCAAGCACCACCGCCGGCCCGACGAAGGCGGCGCCGCCGACGAAGACGAAACCGAAGACGACTGAACACCATGCCACTGGCCACCCTCAGTATTGATCTCGTTGCGCAAACCGCCAAGTTCGAGGCGGAAATGCGCCGCGCCGCCGGCGTGGTCGAATCCGCCGCCGCGCGCATGGACAAGTCCTTCGCCGGCGTCGGCGCGGTCTTTGCGGGAAGCGCGCTCGCCAGCGCCGCCACCGAAGCCATCAAGGGCCTGCTGCAACTCTTCCCGGACCTGGTGCACGGCGCTGCGCACTTCCAGGATCTGGAAGAAAAAACCGGCGCCAGCGCCGAAGCCCTGGCCAGTTTCACCACCGCTGGCGATGTGGCGGGCGTCAGCGCCGACCAGCTCGCCGGCTTCATGGTCAAGCTCACCGCCGGCCTGTCAAAAACCACCGAAGAAACCAAGGGCGTCGCGCCCGCGCTCAAGCGCCTGGGCATCGATTTCGAGAGCTTCCGCACCCTCGCGCCCGAGAAACAGTTCGAGCTGATTGCGCAGCGCCTGAACACCTTCAAGGATGGGGCTGGGAAAACCGCAGTGGCCGTGGCCCTGCTGGGCAAGAGCGGCGCCGATGCGCTGCCCTTTTTCAAGGAACTGGCCAATAGCGGGCTGACGCAAAACCGCCTCACCGCCGAGCAAATCAAGTTGGCCGATGACTATGCGGACCGCCAGGCCCGGGTGCGCAGTGAGTTGAAGCAAACGGCGCAAATCGCCGCGCTCTCCACGTTGCCGGCCTTTACGGCGCTGACGGCCGAGCTCACAAAGGCGGCGCGCGAAGCCCTGGGTATGGACGATGCGGCAAGCAAACTCGGCACCAATACGGGCGTGCGCGACTTTGCGCAAGGCGCGGCCATTGCCGTCGCCACGATTGCCGAAGCGCTGGCCGGCCGGGTGAAACTCCTTCGCGCAGTGGGCGGCAGTTTTGAGTCCGTATCCGCCGACGTGCAATTGCTTGCCGCGGCGGGCAGTGTCCTTGCCAAGCCCGGCGGCGTCGGCCGACTCATCTTCGATGAAGCTGGGCAAAACGAACTTAAAGCCGCGTTGGAAAAGCGCAATCAGATTGCCGCCGAGGCGAACGACCGCTACCTGAAACTCTTCACTGAAAACGGGGCCAAGGTCAGCGAAGCCCTTCGATTTCAGTTCAGCGAAGCGGGCCGCATTGCCGCGCGCATCCAGGTCGATCCCACAGAGTTGGCGCGCCGCGGCCGACCTGTCATCTCGGCGGCCGACAAACCAGTCTTGAATTTCCGAGTACCCGAAGCCGTCGCCGCCGACAAAGCCGCGCGCGAAGCCGAGCAAGTCCGCAAAGCCCTGCTCGACCAAGCCCTGAAGAACCTGGAAAGCGCGTTCCAGAATGAGAGCGAAGCCATCCAGTTCCATGAGCGTTTTCTCGAAGCGCAATACAACAATGGGCTGGTCTCTGTCGCTGGCTTCTACGCCGACCGCGCCGACATCCAGGCCCGCGCTCTGGATGCGCAGCTCGCCCGCTTCGACAAGGAAAAGACCGCGTTGCAGGCTTTCCTGAAAGACACCACGGACCCGAGCAAGCGCATCGAAACCATCACCAAGATTGAAGACCTCGAAGCCCGCGCCGGCCGCGCGCGGCAGGCTTTCCGGGACAAGGAAGCGCTCGACCGCCTTGCGCAGGACCGCGAAGAAGAGCAGCGCCTGAACCGCGCGCGTGAATTTCAGGCGCAACTGCTCGAACTGCAAGGCAATGCCAGCGGCGCCGCGCGCTTGCGCGCCGATGCCGCCATCGACAACGCTCGCCGCTCGGCCACCGGCCTGGGCCTCAGCCCCGAGCAGTTGCGCCAGTTCGACGATGCCACGCGCGCCTCGGTTGCTTTCGGCGATGCCCAGCGCAACGTGCAGCGCATCACCGAAGGCCTCTCGATCGCCGAGCAGCGTGTCGCCATCGAAGCCCAGGCGTCCGGCGCCGGCCGCGCCGAAGTCGAGCAGCGCCTCTTTGCACTGCGCTCGCAGGCCTTGCAGCAAATGGGCGACGAGCTCGCGCGCGTGGAAGCCATCGCCGCCGCTGCCGGCCCCGACAGCCCGGCCGTGCAATTCGCCCGCCAGTTGCGCCTGGAGTTCGAGCGCCTCGCCGTCAGCGTCGATCCCGCGCTCGTGCGCATGCGCCAGGTGGGGGATGAAGTGGCCGACGCGCTGGGCAAGGCTGCGGGCGCCATCACGCTCAATTTCAAGGATGCCCGCAGCGCCGTCAAGAGCCTGGGCGACAGCCTTACCCGCATCCTCAGCCGCGAACTTGTCGAACAGCGGTTAACCGAATTCTTTCGCAAGCAAATTCGCGGCATCACCGAAGGAGCGGGCAGCGGCGAAGGCCTTGGCAGCATCCTCAAAGGTGCCTTTGGCTTCCCGGCCAGCACCGGCGCCCTTACCGCGCCCGGCTTTGCGGGCGGCACGCTGTCCGGCGCGCCAGGCGCGGCAGCGCCCGCTATCGCGGCCACCGCACTGGCCTCTGCCACTGCCGCGGCCGATGCCGCGCTGGCGGCGCTCGGCATCACCGCCATCGGCACCGATGCTGCACTCTCGATCAGCGCGGATTCCCTGCTGGAGTTGAGCATTGCCGTCTTCGAAATCGATGCCAGTTTCATCGCCCTGGCGGCTGCCGCCGAGCTCGCGGCCGAGGCGCTGCTCACCACCAGCGCGGCCGGTGCCGGCAGCGGCGTGGCCAGCCTCTTTGCGTTCGACGGCGGCGGCTATACCGGCCCCGGCGCCACCCTTGAGCCCGCGGGCCTCGTGCACAAGGGTGAGGTAGTCTGGTCGCAGCAGGACGTGCGGCGCGTCGGTGGGCCAGCCCAGGCCGAAGCCATCCGCCTGGGTCTGCGCGGCTATGCCGGTGGCGGCGTGGTGAGCGCCCCGCGCGTGCTGCGGCCTGGCGCACAGTCCGCCGCGCCGGGCGCGCGCGGCTCGCGCGGCGGCGGCAACACCATCCACCAGGTGTTCAACGTGAGCGTGCCTGAAGGCATGGACAAGCGCAGCGAAGAGCAGCTCATGAGCAAGCTCGCGCGCACCGTGCAGAACGCGGCAGCGCGCCGCACCAACCCCGCGCACTGACATGCTCACGCAGGCTTTCCCGGATCGCATCGCGCGCGGCGCCGTCGGCGGCGTGGGCTACAGCACCACCGTGGCCGAAGCCTTCGGCGGCCAGGAAGACCGCAACAAAAACTGGCCGCTTGGGCGCCACAAGTTCAACTGCTCCCAGGGCCTGAAGACCGACGCCGACCACCAGGCCGCCGACGCGCACTTCCGCAAGGCCAAAGGCCGCGCCTACGCTTTTCCGTTCAAGGACTGGACCGATTACGAGCTACTGGTCGCCAACAGCCGCCTAGTGCTTATCAGCGGCACCACGTACCAGGTGAGCAAGGTCTATGGCGCCGACGAGGCCGGCTACGAAGAAGTGCGCCCCCTCACGCTCATCAAGTCCGGCACCCTGCGCGTGTACTCGGCCGGCGTGCTGAAGACCCTGGGCACGCACTACACGCAAGACCTGCACGCCGGCACCATCACCACGGCCCTGGGCACGCTCACTGCGGCGTGCGAGTTCTACATCCCTTGCCGGTACGATTTCGACCAGAAAAACGCGACCCTGGTCCATCGCCGCGGCAACGGCACGCGCTTTGTGCGTTGGGACAACATCGACATCATCGAGGTACCGCTTGAGCCTTGATGCCGTCATGTCCGCGGCCCTCAAGGCCCACCTGGCCGGCGTCGTCAAGGCTTTGGCCTGGAGCATCCGCATCACCCGTGCCGATGGCGTGGTGTTTCGTTACACCGGCGGCGCGCGCGCGGCCACCATCGGCGGCGATGTGTACCTGGCGGCGCCTGGCTTCACCCTCTCCAGCATCACCTGCACCCTGGGCTTCGGCGTCGATAGCGGGAACATCGAATTCCTGACGACCGATGACATGACCCGCGCGCAGTTCATTTCCGGGCGCTGGCGCGGCGCGGTGGTCGAAGTCAACCAGTACAACCAGGACGACACTACCCAGGGCTTTCGCCCCTGGCCGAAGTACCGTCTGGGCAATGCCACGCCCACCGAGAGCGGTTTCACCGTCGAGCTGCGGGATCTGCGCCAGCTCACCTTGCAGGACATGACGCGCTCCACCGGCCCGCTGTGCCCGTACCGCTTCGGCTCGGCGCTGTGCACCAAGAGCAAGGCGGCATTCACATTCGCCTTCACCATCGCCGCGGTCACTTCGGCGCGTGAATTCACCTGCGCCGCGCTGGCCCAGGCCACGGACTATTTCACTGCCGGCGAGCTGTACTTTGCCGATGGTCCATATGCCAGCCTCGGCCGCCCGTTGTGGGTGCTCGAGCACACCGCGGGCGGCCACATTACCCTGGCCGTGCCGCTGTATGCCGGCATTCCGGTGATCGGGCAAACCGGCACCATCGTGGCCGGGTGCACCAAGCGCGCGTTCGAAGACTGCCGCGACAAGTTCAACAACATCGTCAACCACGGTGGCCAAGAGGGCGTCACCGCCGCCCAAGTGGTGGGGGCGGATTCATGAGCGCCACGGCAGCGCGCGCCGCCTTCGTGGCCACCGTGCTCGGCTACGTCGGCACGCCGTACCACCACCAGGGCCGCGTGCCCGGCGTGGGCCTGGATTGCCCCGGCCCGTTGGTCTGCGCGAGCTGGGAGCATGGCATCAAGCCGCGCACGTTCAACGTCGCCGGCTACGGCCGCGTGCCGGATGGCGCCGTGCTCCAGGGGCTGTGCGAAGAGCATATGCAACGCATCCATTACGACGACCGCTTGCCCGGCGATGTGCCCCTGGTGCGCTTCCAGCAAGGCCACCCCCAGCACCTGGGCATCCTGGTCGATATCCAGTCAGATCGACAGTACTGGGTCGAGGCCGAAGGCTTCCGCCACAAGCGCGTCATCAAGGCGCGCTTCATGCTCGGCGACCGCGCGGTGCAGCTCGTGGGCCTGTACCGCGTGCCTGGCCTGGGGCTTGCAGCATGAGCACGCAGCAAGTCCTCCAGATCGGCGGCGCCGCAGTCGGCTTCCTCATCGGTGGCCCCGCCGGCGCGCAACTCGGCTTCATGGCCGGCTCGGGCCTGGGCCTGCTGGTGCCGCCGGATCGGCCGGACCCCGGCGACCTGAGCGCCCCGCAAATCAACGCCGGCACCGCCATGTCGCGCGGCTACGGCACCTTCAAGCGCACGCTCAGCCCCATCTGGATGAGCCAGTTTCACGAAGTGCAGGGCGGCGGCAAGGGCGGCGAGCCGCCGAGCCTGAGCTTCACCATCGACGTGATCTTTCTGGCCACCCACAAGACCGATGTGCAGGTTATCCTGCGCGCGTGGGTGAACAAGAAGATCGAATTCACTGCCCTGGCCGCAAGCAGCGGCTCCAGCATCGCCGCCTCGCTACTCACCAATGCCTGGGAGAGCATCGAGCTTGCCGACGGCAACCCCGCGCAAACGCCCTGGAGCGTGCACGAAACGGCCAAGGGCGCGGGCAATGTCTCGGCCTTTCGCGGCATCACCACGGTGCGCATCCGCGGCCTCAATTGCGGCGGCAGCAAGAGCCTGCCCCTGGTGGAGGCCGAGCTCAGCACCTCGGCCACGCTGGGCGCCATCGGCCCGGTGGTGCAGTTGACCACCGGCCTCAATCTCGACGCCGCCGACGCCTCGTATTTCAACCATGCGCCGAGCTTCTTTGGCACCGCCTACGCCTTCGATGGCACCTCCATCGTCATCGGCCCCACTACTTCGGCCACCGGCGTGCAGTGGGCGGGCGCCTCGCTCGCCATCGACCCGGCACAAGGCTTCACGCTCGAAGGCCGCGGCACATGGGACTCGGGCAGCAATGACTTTCCCATCGTCGTCAGCTACACCGACAGCGGCTTCTATTGGTATGCCGAAGCCTTGCCCGTCTTCCCGTCGGGCTGGAACTGGCGCATCAGCGGCGCCGATCTGGGCTCATCGTTGCAGCTCGGCCCCAACTTCGCTGCCGGCACGTTTTCGCACATCGCCTTGGTCATCCCCGCCGGCGCCAACCAAACCGCGCGCGTGTACATCGATGGCGCTTTGGTGTACACCTTCACCAACACGCACGCCGGCGGCGGTGCATCGGGCACGGTCTCAACCTTCAAGGGCAGCGGCGGCCCCAACGCGCAGACCTTCCGCACCGATTTCGTCGCCCTGCGCCGTGGCGAAATCTGGTCGGCGGATTTCACCGCGCCTCCGCTGCCGCCGGAGCCTGACTTTCCGCTCGACACCTGGCTGCCCGGCCAGGTCAGCCTATCCAGCATCATCGACCACGAGCTGGAAATGAACGAAGCCATCGACCTGGCGGACTGGGACACCAGCGCTTGCGATGCGATCATGGTCGATGAGTACCAATGCAGCGGCCCCACGGCCGATGCCGTCGCCAAGCTCTGCGACATGTACTACGTGGACCTGGTGCCCGGCAACCCGCTGCGCTTCATGCCGCGCGGCCTGGCGCCGGTGGCCACGCTCACCAATGCCGAAGTCGGCGAACCCGGCAAGCCCTTCAGCGGGCTAAAGGAAGACAACGACGACGAACAGCCGGCCATCGCCGGCCTGCAATTCCCCGACCGGCTCAACAACCACGATCCCGGCTTCGTGCAGGCCGATCGCGTGAGCCCGGCCAGCGCCAATGTGAGGAGCCTCTCCACCCTGGTCGGCTTCACGCCCAGCGCCGCCAAGGGCCGCGCCATTGCCTACAACCTGCTGCGCCAGGCCGCGCGCTACACGGCCGATTCGCGCTGGAGCGATCGGCGCAGCACCCTGCAGCCGGGCGACGCGATCTACCTGCCCGACGAAAAAGGCAACCTGTACAACCTGCTCATCCGCGCCAGCACGTACGACGGCACAACGCACCAGGCCAAGCTGGAGCTCAACGACACCAGCGCGCTTGTCTATACAGGCACGGCCAGCACCGACGACCGCAACGCCATCACCGTGGTGGCCCCGGCCGTGGCCGAATTCATGGCGCTGGATTTGCCCAACCTGCGCGGTGCGGCCGACAACGATGCAGGTTACTGGGGCCTGGTCAAAACCGGCACCAGCACCGGCGCGCGCTGGCTCGATTCACCCGACGATGTGGCCTACACCCAGCGCGCCACCTACGCCAACGACGCCACCTTCGGCACCGTCACTGCGGCCACTGGCGCCTTCACGCCCGGCCCGTTGTTCGGCGAAGGCTGCAGCCTCACCGTAGATGTGGGCGACGGCACCCTGGCCAGCGCCACGCGCGATGCCCTGCTCGCCGATCGCAGCCTCAACGCCTTCACCGTCGGCGTGAACGGCCGCTTGGTGCTGGGCCAGTTCCGCACCGCCGCGCTGGTGAGCGCGGGCGTGTACACGCTCACCGGCTTCGTCAACCTGGGCGACAAAGGCACGGAGCAGTATTGCGCCGGCATCACCGCGGGCGACGGCTTCGCCCTGCTCGGCGTGCCGGGCATGGACCGCATCGACCGCGGCGCGGCCGACCTGGCCGTGCCTTTTTTTGTGAAGGGCGTTACCGATGGCGCCACGGCGGCGGCAGTCGATGGCGTGCCCATCACCGAATACGGCATTGCGCTCAAGCCCATCAGCCCCGTGCTGCTGGTCGCCGCGCGAGATTCCAGCACGGGCGACATCCTCGTGAGCTGGACGCGCCGCACGCGCATGCCCACGCGCTTCGGCGGGGCCTTGGGCGATTCATGCCCGCTGGGCGAGGCGGCAGAGCTGTATCACGCGCGCCTCTACACCAGCGGCGCCTTCACGACCCTGCTGCGCGACTTTGGCACCGTGGCCGCTGCCAGCCTCACCTACACCGCCGCCCAACGCGCCACCGACGGCCACAGCCTCGCCAACCCGCTCTATCTCGATGTGCGCATGGTGAGTGATGTGGTCGGCGAAGGCTACCCCTTGCAGGACGCCGCATGACCTTCCCCACCACCATCACCCCGAGCCAGGCGAACAAGGAAACGCCCATCGGCGAAATGTTCACCGCGCTAAAACCGTCCGCCCTGTTCGGCCTGGACCCGGCCAACAGCAGTGGCGTGATCTTCGGCTTGCACGGCGGGCCGATGCTGGTCGATGGCGTACTCACGACCATTGCCGACCAGCAAGTGACGTGCACGGTATCCGCCACCAACTACGTGGAGAGCACGCGCGCGGGCGTGGCCAGCGTCAATACCAGCGGCTTCACGGCGGGCCGAGTGCCGCTCTACGTGGTGACGACCAATGCCAGCGGCGTGGCCAGCTACGTCGATTGGCGGGTGTGGCAAGACCTGCCCGGCGTGCTCGGCCGCACCAGCGTGGCCGTGACCACCGCCGACGTGACCCTGAGCGCCGCGCAGGCGCGCAGCCAAATCATCAACGTCACCGGCGCACTCACCGGCAACCGCAGCGTGATCGTGCCCAATGGTCCGCAGGGCTGGTGCGTCACCAACAACACCAGCGGCGCTTTCACGCTCACCGTAAAAACCGCGGCCGGCTCGGGTATTGCGGTAACGCAAGGCAAGGCGGCGGAGCTCATCGCCGATGGCGCGAACGTGGTGTTGAGCAACAACGACGGCACCGGCGGTACGGTGTCCAGCGTCGATGCATCCGGTGGCGTGCAAACCGCCAGCGGCTCGCCAATCACCACCAGCGGCACGATTCGCGGTGCGCATGTGCGCAATGCGCAGACCGGCACCACCTATGCCGTGGTCGCGGGGGACCGAGGCAAGCATGTCACCCTGAGCAATGCGTCGAGCATCGCAGCGACGATCGCCCAGGCCGGCACCACGGGCTTTGAAGACGGCTACTACGCCAGCCTGGAAGCCATCGGCGCAGGCGCCGTCACGCTCACCCCGACCACCAGCACTGTTAACGGCGCCGCCACCCTGGTGCTCGACAGCGGCATGGCCGCGCTCATCACCAGCGACGGCACGAACTACCGCGCGCTGGTCTTCGACGCGGCTGGCACCGGCGTCAACGCGCAGGCCGGAACCAGCTACACGTACGTGAGTGGCGACCGCACGAAGCTCGTCACTCACAGCAACGCCAGCGCCATTGCGGGCACGCTGCCGCAGGCCACCGGAGCCTTCGGTATCGGCTGGTACACCTGGGTGCAAAACCGCGGCGCGGGCACGCTCACGATCACGCCGACCACATCGACCATCGACGGCGCGGCCACGCTGGCGCTCACCACCGGGCAGGGTGCCATGGTCGTGTCGGACGGCACCAACTACTTCACCATGCGCGGCGTTGGCAGCGCTTCGGGAGCTTCATCCATGTCAGGCGTTGTTAAAGAAACCAGTTACACCCGCCCCGCGGACACCAACGTCTACGCGGCGGGCGACGTGATCTGCAACAGCACCAGCGCGCCAACGATCCTGAGCTTCACCGGTGTCGGCCTGGCCAATGGCGGCGCGTTCCTTCTGGTCAGCGCATCGGTCATCGACTCGATTGCGCAGAGCACCAAGCCCGACATCGACCTGTATCTGTTCCGCTCGTCAATCACGATGCAGAACGACAACGCGGCCTGGGCGCCTAGCGATGCCGACATGGAGGACTTGCTCTGCATGGTGCCCTTCTATGGCGCGGCTTTTGCCACGGGCAGTGGCAACGGCACGATCGAGGCCGTGCTCGACGGCGCCAAACTGCTTGCCTGCGGCGGCAGCACGACGACGATCTACGGCGTGGCGGTGGCGCGCAACGCCTATACGCCTGGCAGCGCCGAGAAGTTCACTTTCAAACTCGGCATCCTGCAACTCTCATGAGCGGCGCCACCTCGGCCGAAGTGCTCGGCATGCTGCTGGACCCGCCACGAACGCGCGACCCGTACCGGCGCGATGTCGAGCTGCTTGTGCGCCCGCGACACGATGCGGAAAACGCGACGCGTTTTGTCGATGACTCGCTGAAGCGCCGCTCAATCGCGCTGAGCGGCACGCCGGTCGTCAGTGCGGCGGGCGGGCGCGATGCGTTCAACCGCGCGATCATGAATTTGCAGAGCGGAAACCTGGTCGTTGGCGCGGCGGCGGATTGGGAGTTTCTGCACGACGGCACGACACCCTGGACGGCGGAAGGCTGGGCCAAGTTTTCGTCGCTGTCGGCGGTGCCGTTTTTCAAAACCTGCGACACGACCGCGGCCAAGGGCGTCTATCTTGGCATGAATGGCTCGGGCAACCTGCTGGTGCAGATGTACTACGCATCGGTGGGCAACTTCATCGTGAACGCCACATCGACAGGCGCCTTCGCGGTCAACGTGGCGAGCCCGTTCCGCATCGCCTGGGACTACTCGCTCGGTTCCGCCAACCTGGTGCTGACCGTCGGTGCAACCAGCAGCAGCCACAACAAGAGCGGCAACGTGCCTGTGAGCGGCGCCCCTTTGGTGGCGATGACCCTGGGCGCGGTGCTGGCGTGGGACTTTCGCATCACGCGCGGTGTCCGCACCGACCCCTTCCCGCCGCGCACGCGCGCGCTCGCTCGCTGACGGAACAGGCCGACATGTCAACCCAAATTGCGATCCATCGAACAGCGGGCAGCATCCTGCAAGTGAGCCGGATCGATGCGGGCGCGAGTGATGTGCTGGTCCTGCTCGTGGACAAGGATGCGACGCTCCTGGACACGATCAGCGCGCCGCCACCGCCTGCGCCCGCCATCGTCGGGTGGAGCACAACTCGCACGCGCGGCGCCGTGACCGTTTGCGCCAACAAAACCACCGCCTACGGCTCGAGCGGTTTCCTGCAAATGCTGTCAGAGGTAGCACGCGGCAATGACGGCGACTACTACGCGGAAGTGTTCCTGTTCAACGGGGGCGATGTGCAGCTTGTGGGCCTGTCCGGCTTCGCCAACCCGACCACATACCCAGGTACCGCAGCCGATGAATACACGATCTACGGTTTCAGCGGCAAGAAGTTCAACGCTGGCGTGCAGACACCCTACGCGTCTCCATTCTCGTCCAGCGAGGATGTGCCGGTTGTCGTTGGCATCCGCTTCAACCGCGGCGCGCTGAGTTTCAGCATCAACGGCACGCCGTACCCCGTGGCGTTCAACGTCACGGGGTTGATGCGCCTGGTCGTCGGCAGTGCTACCAGCGCCCCGAATTTCCAGTGCGCCAGCGCCAACGTCGGCCAGGGCCGATTCCTGTACGCACCTACGGGCGTGCAGGGCTGGGAGCGCAACCCCGACCCGGCCGACCCAATTTTCTACGGAGAGCATTTCATGGACAGACTTCATTGCATCCTGCGCCCCAACGCCTCTGGCGTCTGGTACATCCAGGACGACACGGACCACGCGCCCAAGGGCTTTGGCCTGAGCGTTTTGCAGACTTCGACATCGCTGCAACTGTCTTTCCTCAGGACGTATCCCAAGGCCGGCACGATCCAGATCAGCAGCGACGATGACTTCGGCCGCAAAGTGATGGGCCATGGCAACCTCGGGCTCGGCAACACGTCGATCGTGCTCACGAAGTTCGACGGCAGCCCACTGAACCCAAGCGAGGTTTACAGCGCCACCGGCATCGTTCCCGGCAACGGCAATTTGTGGATCGATGTGACCATGTGGGAGTGAGCTGTGAAACGCATTCTGCTCATCGTCGCGCTGCTGCTCCCGTTCGCGGCGCGCGCCTACGACTGCTTCCCGAGCCAGTTCACGTTCTCGCCGGCCACCGGCACCGCATACCGGACCGTGAGCAGTGCCTGGGGCGAAATCGATGTGTGGTGGTGCCACTTGCCGACGCGGCAGGGTGACTTGCCCACGAAGTGGTATTGGCAGGCGCAGCGCTTCCCAATTCCAAACAAGTGCAAGGACTATCGGGTCTTCGCAACGGCGCTGGGCCGCATATTGGCGGCGCCAGACATGCTGATGCAGGCGCATCTGGAGAACGACGGGGCAGCTTGCCCAATTGTGGGCGACCAGGAGCGGTACGAACTGGCGCTGCTGTACTACCGCGGCTGTAAATTGCTGCAAGACTCGGCGAACTGGCCCGCGGGCATCACGTTCGACAGGCCCGCCGTGGAAGACCCGGCTAAGCCATCGGTGTACTCGCCAGCATGGTGCGGCGCCGAGCCGGTGCCGCCAGCCGCGCCGCCCGACACTTGGCGCGCTGCTGGCGGCACGATCTTCACGTATTCGGCCGGGCGCCTTACCGGTGCCACCGTTCGCAAGGCCACAGTCGGTGCGCTATGCAACGGCAGCACGGTGCGCGTGGTGGTCGGCTCCACGACCTACATGGCGCTGGATGGCGGGCCGGCCACGGAAGCGACGGCCTGCAAGCAAGCGCCGTGAGGCCACCATGAACGATGTGCATTTTCATTTCCACTTTCCCCCACCCGGCAGCGAAGTGCTGTCACAACTTCAACAGCTAAAGGAGCTGATTACCATGAACAACACCGAACTCAAAACCGCGATAGACGGCGTGGCCACCACGCTCGGCCAGGTGGGCGACCAGCTCACCGCCGGCGAAGCGCAACTCACCAAGGCTTTCGACGAGCTGGTGGTGGCACTGAGCAACGCGGGCAACACCACGCCCGCTGTGGATGCGTCGCTGGCGGCGCTGAAGGCTGCAGCCGATGCGCTGGCCGGCAAGGGCGCGGCCATTGGCACGGTGGCCAAGTCGCTCGACGACCTGACGCCGGACGTTCCGCCAGCACCGTGAGCGGCGATGCTTAGCGCCGACGATGCCTGCATCGTCAAATTGCAGCGTGCAATTGACGGGCTGGCGTCACGCTTGCCGCCGGAAGGTGCGCCTCGTATTGCCAGGCGCCAGCATTGGTACGGGCTGGAGTTGCCGCGTGTGGATACGCCCGAACATTGGGATACGTGGTTCGGGCGGCTGCACGCGCGCATTCCGGCGGATCTGCGCAACCGCTTCCCGTGGGCAAAACCGAAGGCGACGATCGAGGCCGAATCGGTGGA